TTATTAAAATATGAATACTTACCACCACAAATACTGCATATAGTCTTCTTCTTTTCTGTCTCTAGTTCTGGTTCTGGTTCTGTTTCTGGTTCTGTTTCTGGTTCTACTGGATTAATGATCTCATTCTTAATAGTAGCCGTAGTATCAATAGTTTGATGTATAACACCAGGTAAATAAGGGCGTATATACATATTCTGAAGAGTCTCATACATATTTTCCATATTTAAAGTCTATCTATTATACTTTAATAAAATGGATAGAACGTATTATCAACAAAATAGAGAATATATATTAAGACAACAACGAGCTTATTTTAAAACGTATTATGCTAAGAATAAACTTGAAATTAATGCAAGGAACAGTATCCGTGCAAGGGTAAGATATTTGAATAATAAAAAATATGAAGAGGAATTAAAAGCACTAATGGCTCTACCGACCGCAGATTTTATTCAACTAGAGGAAGCACTCAAAAAGAACTTAAAGACCGTTGAAAACAACTCACTGAAGACTAAGAAGCCACGTAAGAAGAAAGTCAAAGAACAACCTCCACGGTTTAGTTATGCAAAAGGCAATTTTATACTATGCTTTGATTAAATGAATATTACTGATACTCTTATTTCGTCAGCAATTACAGCGGGTTTATATATTCTATATAAATTAATACAACGATTCTATATACAAAAATCTGAATGTCATAATAATACATTGGAGATTGTCATATCTGATAAAGAGAAACCAGAAATAAAAAATGTTGTTGTAGATAAAGATGCTATATAGGAATCCGTATAATAAAGGTATTGCGAGTTCTGTTGATTCAATTAATCGCCGTTATGTGGAACATTTGTCCGATGAATCAACCGAATTACTTGGTTCTGGAGTACATAACAATGCGTCCAAATGCGAATGTATGTGTGATCCTTGCGTATGCGAACGTGGTTTAGAAGGTGGTTCTGGATTTGCGTCTGGAACATTTATGGATACGGGTGAAGACAGAGTAATTGGAGCAGGTATGGGATCTGCTACATACAGAAAACGTGGATGTGGTCAGATTGCGTCCATGCCTCCGCCACAGAATCTTAGCGAATATCCTCAGAACTTTGTAGGAGGTAATATGGAACGACCTGTTGGAGGACGTAAGCGTGGCCGTGGTCTTAAAGAACTTACGGATGACTTAAAGAAGTTTGATATGAATCGCATTAAAGATTATGTTGGTTTGGCTAAGCCTAAACGTGGTGCTGGTACAAAAGAACTCAGAGATGATCTAAGAAAGTTTGATATGAATCGCATAAAAGATTATGTTGGTTTGGCTAAGCCTAAACGTGGTGCAATGTTGAATCAGACACAATTAGCACGTATGCCTAAGACAGAACGTGTTGTTGAAAAGTCCCAAATGCAAGGGAATGTTGGTGGTATGTCTGGTGCTGGAATGAGTGGAGGTGCTGATGGCAGAAAACGTAGGGCAGAAATTGTTAAGAAAGTAATGGCTGAAAAAGGTATGAAAATGATTGAAGCCTCTAAATTTGTCAAGGAGCATAATCTCTACAAAAAGTAATGTATTAAACTAGTGTTTATATTTTTGAATAATCCAATTTGTATTACTCAAAAATATACCATCATACAGCTACCTGAGGTATCAGACACATTCTACTTTCTTACCAGCCAGTTCTTTAAGTGCGTCGCTCCAGAACATCATTTTATCAATGGTTAGTTGTTGTTGTTCTACGATGCAACAATCACATACGTCAGCAAGACCAATAATCCCATGTAGAAGATGTTTAGCATCATCAGGAATATCATCACGCTTAACTAAGGAACGTAAAAATGATGTGCCTGTCTGGCTAAGGAGAAAATAGAGATCCTCCCATTTAGGTTTTACTTCTTCTTTCTTTACCTGTTTCTTCTTTTCTTTGACTTCTTTGACTTCTTTGACTTCTTTGACTTCTGCTTTGACTTCTTTGACTTCTGCTTTGACTTCTTTGACTTTGACTTTACGGGGAGATTTGATTTTAACGTCGGGAGATTCCATTTCTATCTAATAAGATTATTAATCTGATGAACAATTATTTTATCAAGTATTAGAAATGCAATCAATAAGAAACCGTCAAATCAGAGAAATACTGGATGAAGACATGAATATTAACCGCCAAGTATTTGATCGTGAAAAAGAACAAGTCAGAGTTTTTCAAGAAGACGTTTTACCTAAAAAGACCCGTGATATTGAAGCAGAAATATCTGTTGATAAATTAATTGAAACACTCAATAAAATTCTGGAAAATAAACTAACAAGTCTGGAATATCTGCTTTCTAAGATTGTAGGTACAAAAGACATTGGTGATGCAGAAGGACGGCGATCATATAATAATGTAATTAACAACGGTGATTTTATAATAGCATATAATCAATTAGTACGTGTATATACATTATCTGGTTTATCAAGAGCATCACAAGAAGCAATCAAAGTGAAGTTTCAAGAAATTAAACCGAATCTGGATGCAATTGTTTATGGCTTACAGGAATTAATTCAGTATTTATTTGAATCTGGAAAAACAGATAAAGATATTTTTCAATTAGTACGCAGTCAAGCAGTTTATGAACTTGTAAATAAACAACTATACACAGGAACTTCTTTTAAGAATATAGATCAGACAGATATTAATATATCTGTTAAAGAAGTTCTGAGTGATTTATCTGATGTCCAACGGGCTGAACTTAAAGACATTTCTGAGAGTTATATTTCATTTAAACCTCTAACACAATTTCCTATTGAAGTTGGTAATGATGAAGAACGTATTAAACAATTAGAAGCAGAACTTGGATTTAATCTGCCTCGTGGTGAATTACGTGAATATGGTCGCAAAGAAAAGGAACAAGCATTATCTGAGTTTGGAAATATTGGTAAAGATTTTATTGCTGAAGGACGACAAGATCTTGATAATATGGTTAAAGCATTAAGCATGCAACGTGATACAGCAAAAGATAATCTTATGAAAGTATCTGCACAATTACGTGTAGAACGACGTGATTTAGCACAATTAGTAGCACAGAGAGAACAATTGCTTCAATCACAACGTAATTTTAGAGCAGATGAAGATCTTAAAGACAATGATATTGAGAGAGAAGTTCCATTATCAATCCAGATTAATGACAGAAAAAAACATATTGAATCACTTAGAAGAACTACAACCAATCTACAGGATACAATTGAACAACTAACAGAACGTATTAAATTTATTAAATCAGATTTTGAAGACAGACTTAAACAGGCTCAAGAGTTTGGAATCGCAGAAGAAATACAAAGACGTGATCTTGGTTTGAAAAAGAAAAAAGTTCGTTCTATGATTCCAGATATTGAAGATGAAAGTATGAGCGGTCAAGGTAATCCAGATACTGTTAAACGACATAATAAAGATTATAAACATGAACCTGTACCTGGATTTGATGATAGACGTAATGATATTTACTACTTACAACAGCAATTAAAAAGAGACCAATAATAAATGGATATTCTGCAATTACGGCCTGTATCACAATTTGTTGATGAAATCAAAGAACTTATGAAAATATTCCATATACCGAATACTCCGTTGCAATTAAAAGGATCAGCCTCATTACAATCACAACGGTTCTTTAGCGATTATGATTTTTTCAGTAATGTCCCCCATTATCCAGTAGAAAAAGCCTATGAAATATTCTGCAATATACGGCAGAAATTGATAGAAAAGCCAGACGTATATCTGATTGAAATTAAAATACAAAAAGGTAAAACCAAAAAGAGATTCTATAAAGATCCTATATCAAAGGATGTTTTTTATAAAATGTATCCTCCTGAATTAATCAAGTTTGACGTTGTTGATAGGATCAGTGGGATTTTTACGTCTGTTAGTTGTATCTATTCATTTACTAAAGAACCTATGACTAATGCAGATTATGTTAAATCACTACATGATGACATTAAAGAACTAAAGAAAGAAGGTATGTGGTTCAAAGTACTAAAACGACAATTTGCAATTTATAAAATAGAAGGTGATAAACAGAAATTAATAGATTTAACGAGTATTTTTAATAGTCCATTAGGAATGGCTTACCAGACAATAGCAAATCTGGATGCAATTAAAGAAGTACAGACTCATTACAATGACAAAGATACGCAGAGAAAAATTGAAATGAACTTAAAGGAACTCAGAATATCAGACGCAAATAAAGAACGTACTAAGTTATACGGTCTGATTAATCCATTTGCAAAGTCTGTCTATGAAGATCTAAAAGATAGTTAATAAGATAATTTTTTATTTTGTTTTATCATAGTATAATGTCTGCTGATATCAAAAAGGTCCTTGTTAAGGATGATCGTCTTAATTGCACCGATCAACTCACCTACGCAGTAATGAAAGGTGGCCAGTCAATGAACCCTGCTTCGTTTCAAGCCGTAAGTCAGAGCAATTCTTCTCATGTTTATAACATCCAGTGCCCATCAGAACAAACACTCGTTGATAGACGTGTGCTTTGGACTTCTACTGTCATTCTCAAAATTGATGGTACTGCGCCCGCTGGACAATTCTTAATGAACTATGGTATTACCGACGCACTTGCTCCTTTCCCTCTTCACCAGTTGGTCAATGTTATGAATTGTGTGATCAACAACAATTCCGTTTCCCTTAACGTAAGGGACGTGTTGCCTGCTCTTATCCGTTTCCACGACAGACGTGAATTAGCACGATACAATGGCTATGCCCCCACTGCGTTTGATTCATACAATGCTTATGCAGATGGTGTAGGTGCTATTAACAACTCATTGGGTGCTTACCAGAACACGGCTGATAATGATTTGACGCCCCGTGGTGCGTGGGTTCTAGATGGCTATGGCACTGATACAAATGCATCCAACAGCACGATGCCTGTTTCAACAGGTGCTGCTCAAACTATTTATGTTAAATTCACTGTCGCAGAACCGCTTCTCATTTCTCCCTGGATCAGTTGCCATCCCCAGAGCAACAACCAAGCCTTCTACGGTATTCAGAACATGACCTTTACCTTTTCTATGGGTGATGCTTCCCGTGTATGGCGTACTGCTTCTACTTTTGCTAAAACTGTTGCTATTCAGTCATTTACTAATTCTCAGTTGCTCTTTAACTTCCTTACTGCTCATCCGTCTGATCTTCTGCCGTCAAGAAATATTGTTGGCTATACAGAATTTCCCCGCTATATAACGGCATTTGGTGCATCTCTCGCTTCTCAAGCATCCTTCTCCTTTAAGTCCTCTTCCCTTCAGCTCAACCAAATTCCAGACAAGCTCATTATGTTTGTCCGTAAATCAATGAGTTCTCAGACTTCTTCTGACTCAGATTCATTCTTGGCTCTTAGTGGCACAAATCCTCTGTCAATTAACTTCAACAACGTCAGCGGTATTCTGTCATCAGCTAGTCAATATGATCTCTACCGCTATTCAATTGAGAACGGCTCTAACCAGTCTTGGTACGAGTTCTCTGGCAATGCAAACCTCGCAAACGCCTCTACGGGTGCTGGTAAAAAAGTACCCACCGTTGGTGCGATGCTTGTATTGGAATTTGGTAAAGACATTCCTCTTCAGGAAGATTATTATGCGCCTAAAAAAATTGAAATCTGGGCGCAAGAACAGCCAGTAATGGTTTGTTAGTCATAGCATTCTATGGCGAGACTACTCATTAACGGGAAGTCCCTTATAGCCTCTCTTACTAAGCGATACCAGTAATGGTATCGTGGCGTGGTTAATAGCCAACGGTATAGTAATAATAGAGAGGATTGGGTAATCCGTGGGTAAAGTGTCCGATCACTGAAAAGTGTGGATACTCCCTCAGAGACTGAGGCTTTAGCATTAGCAATGCTTAAAAGCAAACGGTAGTCGGTGATGTAGCATACATTGCTTAAGGTATAGTCCGTCCTCCTTTGAAAATTGGAGGGTAAAGATGGGATCTTTAGGTGCTTTTCAGTTGCAGGTAAATCTCAACTGCATTAATCAATCTGCGTCAGCGGTTGCTACGCAAGAGCTTGTTATTATTACCATGAACAGCGGGTGCTTTATTTGTGAAAGAGGCGCAAGTTCTACTTTTACTGGTCTCCTTACTAAGAGCGATGTTTTGGAAGTTTCTCAACAAGCTCCCTACTTCCAGAGCGATGTTCGTCGTTTGGTTGGCGGTGGCTGGTTTGACACTTTGAAATCAATTATTGGACGAGTTCTGCCCGTTCTCGCTCCTTTAGGAAAACAGTTCTTAGAAAAACAAGGACCGTTGGGACAGACTGCGTCAAAAGTGATCAGCGCATTGGGCTACGGACAGAGTGGTGGTCAGATGGGCTGTGGCCAGAGCGGTGGTAAGAAAAATAAATTAATGGAACGCATGATGTAAAATATTTTCTTTTAGTATAGTAAATGGCTTTGTGTGAAAATAATTTACAACTACGTCATATTTTGGCTCAAGGAACGCTTACACTCAACGGAACTACTGCTGTCGCAGTAGCTCTTCCTGCTATAGAAATAACTTCTATTATAGCACTAAGTTTAAATACTGTTGGATCAACTGCTGGTGCAACTGCACCTTATGTATCTGCTCTTACGGTGGGTACTGGTTTTTCAGTTAAATCAGGTACAGCATCAGCAAATGATGTTCTTAACTACATTGTATGGAATCAGTAAAAAGTTTTCTTTTATTATAGTAAATGGCTATTTGTGAAAATAATTCACAACTGCGTTATATTGTCGCTCAAGGCACATTTACATTAAATGGAACTACTGCTGTTCCAATTGCTGTTCCTGCTGTAGAACTAACTTCTGTTATAGTACTAAGCTTTGGTGCTACGAACTTAATTTCACCAACTGCTACTGCAACCACTCCCTATGTATCTGCTCTTACACCAGGAACTGGATTTTCAGTTAAATGTGGTACAGCATCAGCAAATGATAATTATATCTACGTTGTATGGAATCAGTAAAAAAAATGTTAATATTATTGTTATTTTAAAAATAATAACAATAATACATACAATTAACGGGACATTTAATCAACACGAGGAACATTTCCAAAATCTTTCCTTCTAAAGAGAAGTTTCAAACTACCTGAGCATCCATCACCCAGATAGAAAATATGCGTTCCACCAAACTGATCCTTCCACAGAACAGATACTTCCATGGCTGATTGAGGACTCATTCCGTATAAATCTACAAGGCGATATTCACCATTAGGCACGTATTCTAGAGTTGGTTTATACTGATTTACAGCACTATACGGGATCTGAAAGTCTGTTATAATCGGTGCAATATTACTATTGTTTCCAGAAACAAACCCACTTGAAACACTATTAAAAATACGAGGCAGACCGATAATACTCTGTGCAATAGGCAACAGACTTGTTGTGAAAACAATACTCTGTACAGGATTAAACAGACCTACGGTTGAATTGTCTTGATAAATCTGAATAGCATTGTACGTTGCGTAAGGGAATATATTACTACCATTATTTACAGCCATATTAAATTGAAAGCGTTGTTTTGCTGGTAATGATGAGGTATTTTTGATGAATGGAAAGTTATTGATTAATGTGTATAAGGCTTGATTACAGAAAAGTCTGTAATATGATGCTACAGTTGGATTAAATGCTACAGTATCTCCCTTAAGAAGAAATACTTGATTAGTAGGATTCCATTCAAAAAAGGGTACATTAGTAGTTAATGCTGATCCACCACCAGCAACGATCTGAGCGTTCAAATCCGTAAATGCGGTTGAAATAGCCGTATTCATCATAAAAACAAAGTCTTGTAAGTTATTGACAAAGTAGTAATCACTTGTCATATCTTGCAGAGTTAGAGGAGGATTAGGAGTAGGCTGTGTTAAATCTGCTGGGACATACACAATGAAAACTTCTGCAGAAGTATATGTCCCATTTGATAATGTAAAAGAATATGCTGTCTGGTTTGGATTTGATTGTCCAATTCTGACTTGCGGAATAAAAATAGGCAATGTAGGAGTCATTAAGGAGAAACGAACGACAGACATGAAGTAGTTGTCTGGACAATTAAGGAAAGGACTATTACGTACATCCGTAATACTGAATCTTACGGGAACATTATTGCCTGTAGTAGCATTGTTAATGATGTCCAGATCATAATATACATGATAGGGCTGGGTAGGATCATATTTACTGGCTAATTGAACCGACATTTACTTAGGGATGATATTATATTTTTCATAGAATAAATAAAAATTGATTCAAAAAAATTGATCATAAAAATGGGTAGGATTAAAGGTAATCAAAAGCAACTATTACAAGTATGAGCCGTGAATGCGACTGCCCCTTTTGCCCCCTGATTGAGAACAAACTGCATGCATGTGATATTCGTGTGTTGTTCAGATGGAATAAGAATGGGTACGTTAATAAGATAAGTGTGGCAGGAATAGATGAGGAGTTGAAAAAAAAAGTAGCACCTCATTTGATTACACTGTGTCTATTTCACAGAAACAATCACGGACTTAAAAAAGGAGAAGCCCACGAAAACAAGACAAGCGATTATGAATATTATATTGAGTCATTGCGTACTGCACAGAATGCAAAATTATATGATTACTTTAAAATATGCTTTCACACTAAGGAGTAGATGAATAATCAAATGGTCTCAGAAAAAAATTGAAATAAAAATTGATTCAAAAAAATGGGTAGGATTAAAGTTAAACAAAGCAACTATGGAGGAACAAAAAGCATACGAAGCAATGATTTCATTATTCTATGGAACAGTATTTGGAATTGTCCCAGACCAGGTCGTTAAGGACATTGAAGAAACGTTCAAAGAAACAGATTCTGACTTTCTGACTCATTGTGCTAATGAGGAGGGATGGAATGATTTAGCACAGGTCTATGATTTTGTTGAAACATTAAAAGGTATGACGTACAAAGAAGCAACGAAGTATATGGCTAAGTGTCCCTCTAAATTATTGAAAGAATTTATTAATACTGACTTCAAAGAGGCTAAAAAACAGAAAAAGATTTAGATCATTACCCCGTAAAAAGCAAAATGTAATATCAAAAAAAATTGAAATAAAAATTGATCATAAAAATAGGTAGGATTAAAGGTAATCAAAAGCAACTATGGCAAGACTTACTGATTTATACAATGACATTCAAGAGATTGTATTTCATTACATCAAAGATAACGATATTGACATTGACGGTGATATGGGTTCAATTCTCCAGGACACAGCTAAAGATTTCATTTCCAGAATGTACAATGAAGATATTGAACATTGCATAAATGAGTTTGGTATTATGGATGCATTGGACATATATGATAAAAGTTATCATCTTTCTTCTCTTGAAGATCTAGATAAGAGGCTTCGTGCTATACATATTCTCATGTGTGCGGTAGTAGATTATTTAGAATATGATATAGATTACAGATACATTGATTGGTACGAAGAAAATAAAGAAGAAAAAGGTGAAGGCGAAGGTGAAGACGAAGGTGAAGGTGAGGGCGAAAGTGAGGGCGAAAGTGAGGGCGAAGGTGAAGAAACTACTAATTAGATACTTACCCATGATAAAATAGATATTTACATATAGATTATTACCAGTAAATATCAAATAAACATCAAAAATATGAAAAATAGATGATTCCCATATTATTCCTTAGAATAATTTTAAAATTATTAATAGATATATACCAGTAAATATCTATTTTTCATATTTTTGATGTTTATTAGATATTTACCAGTAATAATCTTACCACAATAAGGCCTTACTAAGCAGACCCTCAATATTTTTATCCTTAGCATGGCGAATATGATATAATCTGCGACGTTCATTTGCATAGGCTTGTCCCTTCTCCTTAGTATAAGTTGGAAAGTCTAAATAATTCGGATCACCTATTGATGCTATTTTCTTACCGTCTTTAAATACGTCTATTTTTTTATTCGGATTTATTGATGGTCGGACTTCTACACCAAGTTCTCTGGCTTTTTGGTATGTATATGAAGTAATTTTATACATTTACTATTATATGATATTATTTATGGAAATGCAAATCCCGCATAATCATAATAAAAATATGCCTTTCCTAATTGAATTGTTATTTGAACCTTATAAATAGCAGGAAAATGAACTGATGGTCCTGTATTATAATTACTCCAAGAAGAAACTGTTAATGATGAAGTTGGTGCTTGAGTGTTATAATTGTTCGCCCAGTATTCATTTCCTGTTGGACTTACTATATCCACGCCAAAAGCAGTATTTGGATAGAGTGGATTAAACACAGACACGTTTAATTGACCAACGAAGAAATTAACAACTGCATTTGCTCCAAATTGTGCTGTTAATGCAGTCATGTTCGGTAAATTAAGTGTATGAAATGAAGAATTTGGTGTATTACAAAAAATAAAAGCATTTCCAAGTTGATTTGCTGGAATAGTAAGAGGAGTTCCTGTTCCATCAAGTTGAAAGTTTGTATAAGATACTTTTCCATTTAATGCTCCATTTGGAATCGCACTCTGTACAAAGGCAGTTGTTGCAACATTAGTGCTTGAATCTCCTGAAGAACGAGTTGGTGCAGTTAATGAGCCACTAAATCCTCCTATACCACACGTTAAACCACTACACGTTATATTTCCTACAAATGATGATTCTCCATTGACTGTAAATGTATTTGATAATAAATCAGAAGAATTAGATTTTATTGCTACATTTCCTTCATAATCTACTCTAAAAATAGTAGTATCAGAAGTTGTGTCATGTACTTGTAAAGAATCATTCACAGTATTATTAGTGATCACAAGAGGATGATTAGGAATCAAT